CCAGCAACGGCAACATCATTCCGAACCAGTTAAAGCTCGTGGCAAAATCAGCCCGCGCAGACATGATCCGGTATGCGACAGAATTCGGCGGCACTGAAATAGCCAAGATTCGTCTTGCCATTGATCCGGGCAGGGGCAAGAAGAAAGCGTTTGAAGGATTGATAAATGGCGGAAAAAAGTAGCGAGCGCGTAAGAAAGATAATCAGGTTCATTGAGAAGCTTAATGTCCCCTCTGGCAAGGGCGCGGGAAAACCGTTCAAGCTCCGTCCCTTTCAGAAAAAGTTCATCCAGGATGTTTACGGGCCGGAGAAAGCCGACATACGAATCGTCCGCCGGGCAATTCTGGCAATGGGGAGGAAAAACGGGAAGGGGCTCGCCCTCGATACCCCCATCCCGACCCCGGGCGGATGGAAAACGATGGGGGACATTCAGCCCGGGGATTATGTCTATGGAGCCGACGGCAATCCGACGCGGGTGTCATATGTATCCGAAATTCACACGGGGCTGAAATGCTGGCGGCTCACGTTTAGTGACGGATCTTCTGTTATCGCGGACGAGCAGCATCAATGGTTTACCAGGCATCGTTTCCGCCCGTGGGATGATTACAAGAAGAAAAGGAACGGGAATGGCGGACGGTGGACGGAGGGAATCGTTATTACTCCGCAAATAGCGGAAAGCGTGAAGGTGCATCGCCCAGATGGAGGAAACGAAAACAACCACAAAATAGGCTGTGCGCCCGCATTGAAAAGCGAAGACATAGAGCTGCCCGTCCCGCCATATCTCCTTGGCCTGTGGCTGGGGGATGGGTCGTCCAGGGGGGCGAGGATAACGTGCGGCGATGTTGACCTGGAGGAAACCTACAATGCAATCCGAGGGGAGGTCGCGCACGAAATATCCATTTCAAGGCAAGACGGGAAATCGGCAACCATCAACATATCGGACGGCATCAAGGACAGAACAAAAAAATGCCTACAAAAAACCCTCAAGGAGCTTGGCCTGCTTCAAAACAAGCACATTCCCCCGATATATTTCGGATCAGGCACAGATCAACGATGGGCGCTTTTGCAGGGGTTGATGGATACAGACGGAACGGTAACGAAGTGCGCAGGCAGAACAACCCCACGATGTTCGTTCACTGTAACAAAAGAAGCTCTTGCTTTCGGTGTATGGAGGCTTGCAAGATCGTTAGGCTTAAAAGCGACAATTAATAAGAGAAAAGCCACATTGAATGGCCGTGAAATTGGTGACAAGTGGGATGTAGCGTTTCCGGCAAGTGCAGCAACCAGAATATTCAGGCTTGAGCGAAAGCAATCACTTTTACCAGAATCGCTCGGGAAAAGAAGCGGGACCCTTGCGATAGTGTCATGTGAGCCAGTGGAATCCGTTCCTACAAAGTGCATCCAAGTAGAATCAAAAGATAGTTTATTCTTGTGTGGGTACGGATGTATCCCTACGCACAACACTGCCTTCATTACCTGCCTTGCCCTTGTCCATCTTGTCGGTCCCGAAGCAGTGATAAACGGGGAAATCTACTCGGCAGCCAATGAAAGAGAACAGGCGGCAATCGTCTTTAAGTATGCCGCTCAGATAGTTCGCGGCACTCCTGAGCTGCTTGAATACGTCAAAATCGTTGACAGCACAAAGACGATGGTCTGCTTCATGAACGGGTCAATATACCGGGCCGTATCCGCAGAGGCCGGCACCAAATACGGTCTTAACCCCACCGTCGTAATTTATGACGAACTGGCGCAGGCAAAGAACCGGGAACTATACGATGCCCTCGATACCTCCATGGCGGCCCGCGAGGAACCGCTTTTCATTGTCATATCCACACAGAGCAACGACCCGCAGCACATTTTGTCTCAACTCATCGATGACGGCATATCCGGGCGCGATCCGTCAACCGTGTGTCATTTGTACGAGATCCCCGAAGACGTCGACGTGTTCGACGAGAAGAACTGGAAGAAGGCGAACCCGGCCCTCGGTGATTTCCGGTCCCTGCCGGAAATGCGGACGGCGGCGAAACGGGCAAAGCGTATGCCATCCTTTGAGGCCGCTTTCAGGAATCTTTACTGCAACCAGCGGGTAGATGCCAAGTCGCCATTGATAGCTCGTGCAGAATGGGAAGGATGCAAGGGAGAGGCGGCGATTGAACCGGGAGCAAGTATTTACCTTGCCCTTGACCTGTCGGGAAAAATAGACCTTACTGCGCTTGTGGGTGTGTCAGACGGAGACTGCGACGCTATCAAGGCGTGGTTCTGGAAGCCAGGCGATACCATCCGCGAACACGAGAACCGCGACCGAGTGCCCTACTGGACATGGAAACGGCAGGGCTACATCGAGGCCACACCGGGCAGGGCGGTAAACTATGATTTTGTCGCCGAACGGCTGGCAGGGATAATGAAAGAGTACAACGTCCTCGGAATGGCATATGACAGGTGGTCGATTGATGATTTCCTGAACGCCTGCAACCGTATCGGCCTCGATGCCTATGTTGACGGGAAGGATGAACCACGGGCCGGAGCATTGCGGCTCGTACCGTGGGGACAGGGATTTAAGGACATGGCCCCGGCTATCGATGCGATGGAGGTTTCAATTCTGGAACGCAAATTATCCCACGATGGCAACCCGGTATTGACATGGAACATATCGAACGCAATGAGCGTCAGCGATCCGGCGGGCAACAGGAAACTGGACAAGAGCAAAACCCGGTTCCGAATAGACGGCGCTGTTGCCCTTGCAATGGCCATCGGACTTAAAAGCCGGGATATGTCGAAGATGCCGGAACCGAGCGCCTACGAAGACCCCAACGCGGAGGTAATGACGTTTTGAGCACCTTACCCAACAAAGAGGATGGCGAATGACTCAACTCCAATTCAGAGGTTGGAAAAGTATCTGCAGGGTTCTCGACGTGAAGGACAAGAGAACCGCGAAGCGTATACTTAAGAAGATGAAATTGTTGAACTATGACGAAAGGACGCCCGTTTTGAGCGTCGAAGCCTACCGGGAAAAAGAAAAAAGTTCATGATGTATGCATTTTGTACCCCTTTTGCTACCATTTTGTACCCCTAATGTACCCCTAATGTACCCCTGACCGCCTTTGATTAAATGAGCATATGCTTGTAACCTGTCCTTAACAGTTTCACCGCTTCTTGCGCAAGGACGGGTGACATGAATTGAGTATAAAAACATGGTTTAAAAACCACTTTTCACCGAAAGCTCGATTATCGGAATATATCCAGCAAAGACTGCTTGAGATTTACGGCGGGGGCTCCACCTCCTCGGGTGTATCTGTCAATTCCGACACCGCGATGCGCCTCATCACGGTTCAAAACTGTGTCCGCGTTCGAGCCGCGACGATAGGGCAGCTTCCTTGCCACATCATGGAACGCTCAGGAAGAATGCGGAACAAGGCCGAGGATTTTTATCTCTATGAACTTCTCCACGATCAGCCCAACTCATGGATGACCTCTGCGGAATTTTGGGCCATGGTCGAAACCTTCATCTGCATGAGGGGCAACTTTATCGCCTACAAAGCACAACTCCCCGGCAGGCCGATAAAGGCACTTATCCCGATCAGTTGGGACAGGGTGACGAAGTGCGAGCAGCACGAGGATTACTCCATAACTTACGAAATCAGTTTCAAGGACGGAAAAACCCGGACATATAACCAGAATCAGATCATGCATATCCGGGGACTTTTGACGCTGGACGGCTTTACCGGCGTCAACCCGATTGAGTATTCCAGGGAGACGATGGGGAACGGAATTGCGCAGGTAAGGCACCTCGGCAAATTCTTCGGCAAAGGGATGAGGCCCGGTGCCGTGGTCAAGCACCCTCTAAACCTCAGTGCCCCGGCACATTCGAACCTCAAGGCCAATCTCAAGGAAAAGATGGCCGGCCTTGGGACCCATTGGGATCTTGTCTTGATCGATGAGGCCATGGATATCGTCTTTCCCGAAATAAAACTCGTCGATCAGCAATACATTGAGTTGATGAAAATGAACGAGGCGCAGATTTGCGGCCTCTATCGTGTCCCCTTGATGCTCATTCAGTCTGGGGACAAAACCCCGACATACGCCAGCGCAGAGCAGTTCATGATCAACTATCTGACCATAGGCGTCACTCCGGATGTAACCAATTACGAAAAGGTAATCCGCAGGGATATTCTGACCCCCGAAGAACGCAAGAAGTATTACGCGAAGTTTGAGACAAAGGCCCTTCTCCGTTCTGCATTCAAGGATCAGATGGAAGGCTTTCGAATAGGCGTCAATACCGAGATATACAGCCCCAACGAGGTAAGGGAATTCATGGATATGAACCCCTACGAAGGCGGCGACGAATACCGGACCCGTACCAGCACCGTGAAGGACAGCAAGGGGGAAAAGGGCAATGAACCTAAAGTACAGGAATAGAAAGACCGCCGAGGCCGTGGCGCGATTTTGGAACAAGCCTCTTGATAAACCGGACTGGTTCAAGGTCCAGGCAATTTCTGACGACGAAACCGAGATCATGATCTATGACGTTATCGGCTGGCCCTTCATCAGCGCAGATGATTTTGTCCGGGCTCTGGCAGATATCACAGCTAAGACCGTGACAGTACGTATAAACAGCCCCGGCGGGGACGTTTGGGATGGCATGGCTATCTTCAACGCGCTCAAGACCTATAACGGCAAGGTGGTGACCCGCATCGAGGGTATAGCCGCATCCATGGCCAGCGTGATAGCTCTCGCGGGAAAAGAGGTGCAGGCCTACGCAAACACCATGTACATGATCCATGAGCCCTACGCCTTTACCGCGGGCAACCAGTATTCCCTCCGCGAACTCGCCGATATCCTCGAAAAAATGTCCGGGCAGATGATCGATATTTACTCTTCGAACGCCTCTCCCGGTAAACGTGAGATCGCTCAGATGATGAAAGACGAGGCCTGGCTGACCGCGAAAGAGGCTAAGGAAAAAGGTTTCATCGACACGGTTCTCGACGGTAAGGGCGCAAAAGCCCAGTTTGACCTGTCCATGTTCTCGAACGTGCCGGACGGGCTGGACGGTGGCAGGGAAGGCGGAGAACTGACGGAACGAGAAATAGAGCGAGCCCTGCGGGATGCAGGTGCAAGCCGCTCTTTTGCTAAATCGGTAGCTGTGGGACGCAGCACCGGCAACGAAGGCGATCAGCGGGACGTTGAAAGCCTGAAAAGTAGCATCAAAGCAATGATAACAACATTCCAAGGAGGAAAATAATCATGGATGAGCTGAAAAAACTTATTGAAGCTCTCGGACGGGCTTTCGAGGA